TGATTAGTCTAATTCGTCCAATTATCTTTGCTTTCTTAAAAAGTAAAAGTGTGTCTATTTTGGTCTGCGATATTTTAGAAGCACTTGCAAAACTTAGTGAAAATAAACTAGATGATGCAGCAGTTGCTAAAATAAGAGAAATGCTTTTGGAAGACAAGTAATGTGTGGAGTTAATCAAACCAAACAAAACGATAATGATAATCAAGATTTAATTAGACGCTCTCAAAAAGCCAACAATGTTGGTAATTTAATGAACAAATATAAAAATTTTGGGCGTGACGCTACTGCAACTCCAGTTAATTTATTAGAAATTTATCAAAACAAAAAGAATTACAATAAAAGGCTTGATGCTCTTATAAAAGATTTATAAATCAAACCATTTGCGTAGGAAATATAGCTACATATTGCACAGGAAAAGGTAACATCTCCCAATCAGGTGAACCCATAGCCGATTCCCAAGCGTTACGTTGGTCATATGCAATAACAACTGTTTGAAATCCTCCAACATCTTTCATAGGTAAATCACCTATGTAACTTCTAGGGATTCTTATGCACCAAGCTCTAGGTCTTAGCTTTACTGGCTTAGTGTCCTGTGACACGACTCCATTTCCCCTGTGCTTGTCTATGTCCGAGTTTTTCAAGCGGTATACCCAAGACTTGGGCATCCAAAGCCCCTTCAATATCCCCCCTGTGAGCAGCCAATTCCAAATCCCATAATTCCATTTCCCTATCTTTGATAGCCCTATCTTCATCTATTGCAAGTGATTCATTCCAATATTCCACCGCTCCAGCTAAAGAGTCAAGTCTGTCATCGTTTTGTAAACAATTTCTATCAACTGTTATATGAGTCATCTGGTGAAACAACTGATACCCTAATGCTTTATCTACCGAGTCCTCTGTTCGAGGCTTTGCATCGTTTTCTACGACTGATCTATTAATTATTAATCTATGTTGGTTCATAACAGGCTCTAATGCGTTTATTATTCTTCGTTCTTTCTGCACATTGCTTCTTTGACCTTCAATAGTACAAGGGTAAATCTTCTGTAAATATGGTTTTAACAAGCTTTCCATCATACCTTGACCAAACTGATCCTCTAAAAGTATTAAATTAACCTTGTTTCTTTTACAAGCTTCAGCAATGCCAGTCAAAACTGGCTCAGTATAGCCTTCACAAAACGACCCGACCTCTAAAACATACAGGTTTCCGTTCAAATGTCCGACAATACTGTATGCAGTTTCATCGACACCCTTACCTGATGGGTCAATATAAGCCACTACACCAGTAAAAGGCAGCCAATCACCATGCAAAAACGCTGGTCTATGGTAATAATCTGCACTAAAACCTACAGCTGGTAGGTCAACTATCCTATATTCTGCTCCAGATGACCAAACAACCTTCTCAGGAGCATGATCTTTGACCTCCATAACGACTAAATCGGCTAATCTTAGTGGGAATCGCTGTAAATCAGAGAGGCTAGTGTCCAATTGGAACTGCAAAGTAAACTGTGAACGCCCATAACTAGCTTCTCTTTCCAGTAAATCCATTTCAGAAAACCTATCTGGATCGGTTGGTTGCCCTGCTTTTACTGTTGCTAGGCTACGAATCATCGGAGCTAGGGCATCTCCATACTTTTCTGGTTTCTTAGGGTATCTACTAGTCCAGATGCGACAGTCATATCCTCTATTTCGTAGCTTGTTGTATATACTTTCCTCTGTTTGTGGTGTACCTAAAAACAAAATATCTCCATCAGGCTTAAGAATAGCGTTAAATTCACCGCAACATTGCAATAACTTCTCTCTCATGCCTACAGTCCATGCTGTATTCGGTACTTCGCAGTCATCTGCCAGTATTAAATCAGCACGACTACCAGTTAATTGACCAAAGATGCCTACACTCTTAACACTAGCTGACTGATCGGGTATAGCTGGACGTACATCAAACCTATTACTAGCTGATCTTTGCTGCTCTCGATCAGGTTCTAAACATTTAAGTATTGGCATTTCTTGTATTATTCGTAAACAAAACTGTGCAAAGTCATCAGCCCTTGTTTTTGATGCCGACACAACCATAATTTTCTTCTGTGGATCGTTTCTTAATAACCAAAGTACATAAGCTGCTGCCATCCATGACTTACCTACTCCTCTAAACGCTTCAATTATTCTTCTCTTACTGCCCTGTTGCATATATTCAGCTATATCTAACTGTACTGCGGTAGGATCTGGTAGTTGTAAATGCCTCCAGACTAAAACTAAGAAATATCTAAAGTCTTTATTGTATGGTTCGGGTAATTGTTGCCAATCTTCCTTCTTCATTACGCACTACGCTTCTTTAATTCAATAACATTCTCTATATCAGGTAACGACTTAGCCAAGTCACCAAAAGGTGTATCCTCTACAGGCTGGGCTGTTATCTGATTGTCTTTTAAAAATTGACGAATTACGTTCATATCTGCTGTCGTAGCCTCTCCACTATTTAATATTTCACCTAACGCACTTGCTAAATTTGCATGCAAGTCGCTTAATACTTCGTTTGTGTTTTTTCGTGCCATTTTATTTATTGAATGAGGCTCAACCCACTACTGAAAAGCCTCATTTATAAGCCATTATAGTGTGTGTAAGGTAATTTGACCGACTGCTTTGGGGGTTCGGTAAATAATAATGGCTTACTCTTAATATATCTTACTTGAAAAACCTGTCCACCACTAGCTCTCCACAATAGAAGAAGCACTCCCCTGCTATCTATTAGTTACTATTAGTTATCTATTGGGATATATTTTGGTAGAAAAATCTGATCGGCTCTACGTCTATACGGATTCTATATATTCCCCCATTGAGTTTGTATAAAATGTTACATAGAGAGGCCAGCCCTCGTCCAAAATGGGTTAATAATTGTATTTATTTAATAAGAATAGGCTTATAACTAGCCTCTGGAGGTCTTGTAGTACTGTCCTTGAGACAGTTCTGCATTGAAATTACTGGCTTTTGTCGGCCATCTGGAGCAAATCAGCAGCCAATATATAAATGATTTAGAGATCAACCGCCTAATTAATTGCAAACTGGCTTAAGGTCAGCTAATATCTAAAAAGGATTGTCTGAGATTCTTTACGGATCTTGCTGCAATCTTTTAAATCAACCTACTACTTAATTGTTATGTCTGTTTTAGTTAATTCCTGTACTTGGAAAATTGGCGAATGTGAAGCCAGCTTCAACCAGCTGGTCGGACTATTCGGCCAACCTATTAAATGTGATGATGCCGATGGCAAGGTTCCTTATGAATGGGTAATCGGATTCTTAAACATTCGAATCTATCCATATAAAGACCAGCCAGTATTAACTAGTAAACCTTTTAAATTTTCTATTGGTGGCACATCAACAGGTCAGGTTATAGCTTTGCAATCTTTTTTAGATCATGTTGCATTATCTGACATCTGGAGGGAATTTCCTGCTTGTGACGATTGCCCAGCTTTAGGCGTTGAAGTCTCAGCTTATGGAGATTACCAGTAAATGGAATGTTTAATTCTAATCGGGGGCATTTATGCCCTCTTTACTTGCTTCGAAGCTATCCGCATTAATTACAAATACAGGGACAGAAAATGAAACTATCAGAACTTAAAACTATTGACATCATCGCTAAAGAATGGCGTGACAAAGTGAACGGAAATTCTTATTTCTCATCTCGAGTAGTTCTTAACCTCGAGCATGAAGACGAAATGGTAATTGAAATTCCTTTTCAATATGGATATGGGGAGGCTTATTTATTTGAGTCTATGGATGCGGTTAAATATTTATTTCCGACCTCCAGATGGTTCAAAGAGTCGCTTCAAAAATGGCAGGCCAAAGACTTATATAATTTCAAACTTAACTACGGAATAATTAAAGACTGTAAAAAGTCTGATTTATATCATGGTGAGGGCTTGAACTATATGGGTTGTATGAGAAAGCCAATACCAGCCAGAAAGCATGTTCAATGGTCTAATAGTTAACTCCAGATGGAGCTACAAGGCCTCCGAAATTTTCTTCGGGGGTCTTTATACCTTCCAAAACTACGCTTTTATAGGTCTTCTATGAATGAGTAGTTTTTTAAATTACTCAAAAATCCACTACAAAAAAGGAGAATTATTCAATGGGTTTACACGTTGAAATTTACCGATGTTATGAACTAGGTAATGGAGGATGCTCGAATTATGGAGTATCCGACATACAAACAAGGCCACATATAAGAGGCCTAACAATAACCAACATCGAAGCACCATTCGAACCATCGGATGAATACCCAGCTGCTCAGTTGGTAGTTGAAAAGCATTTTAAATACCCAACTGTTCGAGTAGTACCTCAAGAATTACTAGACGCTGGAGCATGGTCAATGATGGGCGGATCTTATGTTGCTACAAGCGACAGCAGATTCAATGAAAAAATCGAAGAGTTAACAGGCCATACATTTTATGGGGCTGTAGCACTACACGATAGAACAGAGTCAGCAAGCTACATCAGGAGCATGGACTGATGGCTAAAAAGAAAATTAAATACGAGCAGCAGCCAAGAAGAATCTTGGCTATTGCTGCATGGAATAGTGGAACATCCATAGCATGGTCATCGGGGCATGATCCTAATATTATTCATGCAACAAAGGCCGTAAGAAAAGCTAAAAGAGATAACAAATTATTGGGCTGGCAGATAATGACAGTCCATATATTCGATATCGAAGACAGCGAAAGATGGGCATGGGATGGATACCAGCTAAGAGATCCAGATGTAATAGATAAAGAGTCCGACTCTTATAAAAATGACTATTACAACCAATACAAAGGGTGCAAACCTTTTAAATTAATCGAATCATTACAGGTAGTCACATGATTAAACACTACATCAAAAACAAGGACAACATCCCAGCCATATTAGATCATGGCTGGATGGTTCGAAACGATACATGGACTGATTGCCCTCCAAGTATTCAAGAAAAAATAGGCAATGATCTTATGTCACAATTTTTTGGCAATGATCCAAAACTAGTAAAACAAAATCAGGAGGATTTAAAAAATGCCAATTTATAAAATTGCAATCGCTGAAACTCACTCACAGTATTACAAAGTTAAAGCTAAGAATGAGGATGAAGCAGTAAACAGAGCTTTTGCATACGATGAAACTAAATCATGGGCTATTGAAACATGGGATGTAGGCATCGAAGCTAAAGACCACGCATTTACGGAGGAAATTGCCTAATGGGAATGTCACTTTGCGACTATCCAATACATACGGATCAGGTCGAACATCAATATAAATACAGGGTAGTCTTTACTATCGACTGTGATTATGAAGAACTTGTCGAGGCAATAGACCTCGACTTTGT